CTCAAGAAAAAGTAAGGTTTGGAGGGATAAACCGTGATTCTGCCGATGGAAAACACACCGCAGCTGCATGAAGCACTGGAGGCATGGGCTGCGTCGGGATGGCGCTGCAAAATCGTGGAAAAGAAAGCCTTAACCACTCATGACCGATAAGTTTTACAAATGGCTTTGCGCCTTGATAGCATCGGGTGATGTGCATCCGTTCTACTGCTCCTCGCAGTGGGTGCGATTATCGCACAAGGTACTGGACATGGACAAGCACGAATGCCAGCTGTGCAAAGAGCGCGGGCGTTACCGGCGGGCAGAGCTTGTGCACCATGTCAACCATGTGCGCCGCGCGCCAAAGCTTGCGCTGGATATCTGGTACACGGATGCAGACGGCAACCGGCAGCGCAACCTTATCAGCGTATGCAGGGACTGCCACGAGACTGTGTGCCACCCGGAGCGGCTGCGGAAATGCAGCGGCGGCGCACCGCTGACGTTAGAAAGGTGGGATTGAATGCCATCGTCTGATAATTGTAATCATTATGTAAAACTGTATTTTGTTTTGACGCCGGAGCATTTATCTCTTGGCGATGAATAGTGCAAAGAGTTTGTGAAGTTACAATTGCAAGAGGGATTTATCCGCGCGCTGGAAGACTTAGAAAAAGAGTGGTCGCGAATTATAAAAGACTGTGTACACCCCCCTCCCGAAAAAACGGGCTGAGCGGGTCAAGCCCTTATTCGGGGTGTCCCCTGACTTTGCCGCTGGCCTTGCGCGCACGCACACGCGCGAGGATGGTATACAGATTGCACAAATATGGATGAAACGGAGATCGTGATGGGAAAAAGGAAAACACCGGCCACCGCCAGCGAAAAATACCGGACGGAGCTGGCGGAGATCGAGCAGGCCGCGAAGGCAGCCAACTGCGACACAAATTTTTTGTATCGCTCCACGCTGGACCGGTATGTTACGCAGCTGAACCTTCTGGATCAGGCGCAGAACGACATGAACGAGCGCGGTCTTACCGTTGTAAAGACCACCCCGCGCGGTGCGGAAATTGAAGCAGCAAACCCTTCCATTCAGGTCTATAACCAGACTGCCAGCGCAGCCAACTCCACCGTATCAACGCTGCTGCGGGTCGTGCAGACGTTTAAGTTTATGGCGGCGAAGCCCAGCGAGGACGATGAGCTGTAATATTCCCCCGGAGATCTTGGAGTACATTGAGCAGGTGGAGAACAATGCTCCGCGTGCTTGCAAGGAGCAGCACGCCCTTGTTGCACTGATCCGGCGCGTTTTTGCGACAGAAGACATTTATGTGGATACCGAGCGTATGCGGAAATACTTCCGCATCGCCCGGTATTTCCCTTATGACCGCCTTTTTCCGTGGCAGACTTTTGCACTGGGGCTCTGGATGTGCACCTATTGCAGAGACGGAAGCCCCCGGTTCAAGACGTTGTTTGCTATGGTCGGGCGCGGCGCTGGCAAGGATGGCGTGATTGCCCTTTTCTCGGCGGCGCTGATCAGCCCATACAACCCGGTACCGCACTACAACGTGGATATCTGCGCCAACAACGAAGAACAGGCTGTCACCCCCGTGAAGGACATTGTGGAGGCGCTGGAAAACCCGAAGTGGGAAGCCAAGCTTTCGCGGTTTTACTATCACACAAAAGAGGTGCTGCAGGGGCGCAAGAATCTGGGCGAAGTAAAAGGCCGCACCAATAACCCAAAGAACCGAGATGGAATGCGTTCCGGCGCGGTTATCTTCAACGAGGTGCATCAGTACCAGAATTACGACAATATCAAAGTGTTTATCACCGGCCAAGGCAAGGTTGCAGAACCTCGCGTTGGCTTTTTTACATCCAACGGCGATGTATCGGACGGCCCTTTGGACGATTACCTTGCCAGAGGTCGACGCATTTTATTTGAAGGCGAACCGGATGAGGGCTTTTTGCCGTTCATCTGCTGCCTGAACACCAAGGACGAGGTGCACGACCCGGAAAACTGGTGCATGGCAAACCCTTCCCTGCCCTATCTTCCGCATCTGATGCAAGAGATCCATGATGAATACCGCGACTGGAAAGAACGCCCGGAGCAGAACGGCGATTTTATCACAAAACGCATGGGCATCCGGGACGGCGCGAAGGAAATTTCTGTTACCGACTACGAAAACGTCAGGGCAACAAACCGCCCCTTGCCGGATATGGCTGGCTGGAGATGCACTGTGGGCATCGACTACGCCGAAATGAACGACTGGGCGGCGGTAGACCTGCATTTCCGCAAAGGAGACCAGCGCTATGATATCAATCACGCATGGATCTGCTCCAACAGCAAGACCCTGCCCCGGGTAAAAGCCCCATGGCGAACGTGGTGCGAAAACGGAGACTGTACCTATGTAGACGATGTGAGCATCTCGCCGTATCTTTTGACGGATTTCATCCAGGAAGCCGGACGGAAATACACCGTAAAAAAAGTGGCACTTGACCATTTCCGCTACACCATGATGGCAGAAGCGCTGCAAAGTATCGGTTTTGACGCGAAGGATAAAAACCGGGTGAAGCTGGTACGCCCCAGCGACATTATGCAGGTTGACCCAGTGATACAGGATTGCTTTGACCGCAACTTGTTTACTTGGGGCGATGTGCCGCATCTACGCTGGGCGGTCAACAACACAAAGCGTGTGCGCAGCAGCCGAAGCCAGGGCGTGGATACCGGAAACTTCATTTACGCCAAAATTGAGGGCAAAAGCCGAAAAACAGACCCGTTCATGGCGCTGGCGGCAGCCATGACGGTGGAAAGCGATCTGGGCACCGGTCAGGTGCAGCTGCCAAAGATCGGAGCATTTTGCTGGTAACTTGCCGGTAATTTGCCGGAAGGAGAAAAACAATGTCTTTTTCTGAGAAAATCAAACAGTTTTTTGGGTTTTCACCGCCCGAGCAGAAGATCACCACACATGATTTTCTGCTGAACGGCGATGACCTGACCTGCGAAATGCTTGGCTACTGGCAGGAATACCAGCTGCGTGACCTCGCATTCAACTGCTGCGTAAACCTGATTGCGAACGCGATTGCAAACTGCGAGTTTAAGACGTTCGAGCGCGGGCAACCGGTCAAATCGGATTATTACTATCTGCTGAACGTAGAACCGAACGTCAACGAAAACAGCACGGCGTTCTGGAAAAAAGTGATCTACAAGCTCTATGCCAAAAACGAAGCCCTTGTTGTTCCGATTCCGCGCGGTGGGAGGGTTGAGCTTGTGGTGGCAGACAGCTGGACAAAGCCGGAGTACATCCCCACACAGGAAAATGTATACCGTCAGATACAGGTTGGGCAGCAGTCATATACCCGTGACCTGAAAGAGCGTGAGGTACTGCATCTTACCCTGAACAGCGATGATGCAAAAAGGGTTGTGGATGCACTGTATGAAAGCTACAAGAAACTGGTGCAGTCCAGCATCAAGAGCAACGTCTGGAACAACGGCCAGCACATGAAGGTGCACGTCACACAGGTTGCCGACGGTCAAGACGATTTTGAGAAAAAGTTTTCTGCCATGCTGGAAAGCAGTTATAAACCGTTTCTGGAATCCGGCACCGGTATTTTGCCGGAATTTGACGGCTATGAGTTCCAGTTGATGAACAACGGCACCGGCACAAAGGACACGCGGGACATCAAAGCCCTTTTTGATGACATTTTTTCTTTTACCGCGCGCGGACTGGGCATCCCGCCCGTGCTTGTGCAGGGTGATGTGGCGGGCATCAACGACATTATCACCCACTGGCTGACCACCGGCATCGACCCGTTGGCGGCGCAGATCAGCAAGGAGTTCAGCCGGAAGCTGATTCCCAAGGCGGATTGGCTGCGCGGAGACCGCGTATATGCGGACACCTCCACCATCCAGCACTTTGATATGTTCTCCAATGCAGCGAACATTGAAAAAATCGTCGAGAGCGCTGCATACAGCATCAACGAGCTGCGCGAGGCAACCGGCGGTGCGCCGCTGCCTGATGAATGGGCTAACATCCACTGGATGACCAAAAATATCGCTACCGTGGAGACCGTCGCAAGGGACGCTGCCACGGAAAGCAACCCGAAGGAGGAATAATATGCCGAAACCCTATTTTGATATCCAGCAGTTTGGCGAGCAGACGGATATCTATATCTTTGGCGATATCGTAAGATACGCCTATGAAGACAGTCAGGAGACCAGCGCGTACAGTCTTGTCCAGCAGCTGAAGAAAATCCCTGATGCAGCCGAGATCAATTTGCATATCGACAGCTTTGGCGGAAACGTTTCCGAAGGATGGGCGATCTACAATGCGCTGCAAAGCAGCCGTGCGCGGGTCACGTCCTATGCAGACGGTTTTGTTGCCAGCGCTGCCATTTACCCGTTTCTGGCTGGTCAGGAACGCATTGCCAGCAATGTGAGCGCCTTTTACTTTCACCCGGCAAGCCAGCTTGTGACCGGTTACGCCGAGGATCTGCGCAGCGCGGCGGATGCACTGGACCAGCTGACCGAAATCGGGCTGAGCGCATTCACAAACGCCGGCATGGAGGAACAGGCCGCCCGCGACCTTGTAAACAGTAAGGCGTGGTACTCCCCTGCCGCTATGCTGGAAAAGGGCATCGCAACCAGCATCCGCAAAACAGGCGACGCTTCCGGCGTGTCCCAGAGCGTGCGCGGCTTGATCGTGCAGCAGCTTATGGTGCCGCATGAGGATGTAGAGCCACCCGCTGAACCGCCCGCAAAGCCCAGCCTGATGCAGATGCTTTGCAATATCTGAAAATAAGCCGTAAAGCAGCACTTCCTTTGTGGGGGTGCTGCTTTTTAAATACCAAAAAGGAGAAATCAACATGAATCTTTCTGAACTGTACAAGAACAATCAGAAGCTGAACGATCTGCGCCAGAAGCTGCACGATGCTTACAAGAGCAACGACGAGAATGCTGTGACTGACACCTTCCTGCAGATGTTCCAGACCGTGGGCGACATCAACCGCGAGGAGTACCAGCAGCAGCTGGACGGCATGAAGCAGGAGCTGGACAATTCCGTCCTGTATGCCCGCGGCGTGCGCCAGCTGACCAACGACGAGCGCGAGTACTATCAGGCCGTGGAGAAGGCCATGCGCGCCGACAACCCCAAGCAGGCGCTGGAGAACGTGACCGTTGTGTTCCCGCAGACGGTTATCAGCCGCGTGATGGACGATCTGGCATCCAAGCACCCCCTGCTGAGTAAAATCCAGTTTACTCCCACCGGCGGCGCGATCCGCATGATGCTGAACACCGACGGCATCCACAAGGCCAAGTGGGGCAAGCTGTGCGCCAAGATCGTGGAAGAGCTGACCTCCGGCTTTAAGGAAGTGGATGCAGGTCTGTACAAGCTGTCTGCGTTCATCCCTGTCTGCAAGGCGCAGCTGGATCTGGGCCCTGAGTGGCTGGACCGCTACATCCGCGCAATTCTGGCTGAAGCTCTGGCGAACGGTCTGGAAGAGGGCATTGTCATGGGTGACGGCAACGATCAGCCCATTGGCATGGTGCGTGATGTAAGCGATGACGTTGCCGTGATCGGCGGCAAGACCTACCCGGAAAAGGCAAAGGTAAAGGTCAACGATTTCGAGCCTGCCACGATGGGCAATCTGATCTCTATGCTGGGCAAGACTTCCAACGGCAAGGATCGTGACCCGGATGATCTGATCCTGCTGGTCAACCCGCAGGATTACTACCTGCGCGTGATGCCTGCAACCACCGTGCGTGCCCCGGATGGCACCTACCGCAACGACATTTTCCCTGTTCCCCTGACCGTCATCAAGACCGCTGCGCTGCCGCGCGGTCAGGCTGTGTTCGGCATCGGTCACCTGTACTTTGCGCCGGTCGGCATGAACAAGAACGGCCGCATCGAGTACAGCGATGATTACCATTTCCTCGAGGACGAGCGCGTTTACCTGATCAAGCTGTACGCCAACGGCTTCCCGGTGGACAACAACGCCTTCCTGAATCTGGACATTTCCGGCCTGCAGCCCATGACCTACCGCGTGACTACCGTTCCCGCGCCTGCCGCATCCACTGATGCAACTCTGAGCGCCCTGAAGCTGGGCAGCCTGAACCTGACCCCGGGCTTTACCTCCAGCAATGTGACCTATACGGCGACTACCTCGGCAGCCTCCAACACCATCACCGCGACCCCTGCCAACGCTGGCGCCAAGGTCAAGGTGGAAGTGGGCGGCAAGGAGATCGAGAATGGCAAGCCTGCGACCTGGAGCGATGGCAGCAACACCGTGACCATTACCGTGACCGCTGCGGACGGTGAGACCGTCAAGACCTACACCGTCACGGTCACCAAGTCCTGACCATGATTGGGATGTACGATACCGAGCTGCTGCCGGACATCAAAAACTATCTTGATATCACATGGTCGGATGATGCGCTGGATAAAAAAATCTGGGGCATCATCGTGACCGGTATGCTCTATCTGGACAGTAAGATCGGCACAGCACAGGACTACACGCAGCCCGGGCTTGCCCGTGCGCTGCTGATGGACTATGTGCGCTACACCCGCGACGGCGCGGCAGATATTTTCGAGCACAATTATCTGCACCTACTGCTTGCGGCGAGAAACGAAAGGCTGGTGAATGATTTTGCAGAGAACACGCAAAAGCCCGACCCGCCCTGACACGGAAATCAGCCAGACTTTCAACAGCGGGGTCGTGCAGATATTTTCCACCCGGGACGCCGCACCGGTCGGGCATTCCCCTGTTGTGGAGCGCACGGCAAAGTGCACCCTGCGGTACGAGGAGCAGCGCCTTGGCATCAACCGGTTGTATCTGAGCCGCCAGAATCAGGCGGAGATCGTCCGGGTGATCCGCGTGCCGGCACCGCAGAGCATCTCCATTTCCAGTCAGGACGAAGCCCAGACCGAGGACGGCAGGCACTACCGCATCGACACGGTACAGGCCGTTCGAAGCTGGCCCCCTGCGCTGGATCTGGCGCTGCGTGCCGTGGAGCATGACTATGATAACAGCTTACAGGAGGGCACCAAGGATGACATGGCATGAGTGTATCATTGCTGCCCACACAGCTGTTACAGACCGTGTAAGCCACGGCGGGCGGATGAAGTCCAAGCGGTATTTCGTCTGGCAGGAAGAAGCGCCGGACGACCTTATTGCGGACGGTAAGCACATCGAACGTGCCATGATCGGCACGACAGACTTGTTTACCTCGATGGAGTTCGACCCGTGGTGCGAAGCGCTGGAAAAATCGTTTGACGCTTCCGAGCATATCGCATGGGAGAGGCTTCAGCCTATGTATGAAGCTGATACAAAAATCTGGCATTACCGTTGGCGGTGGGAGGTGTTCGGCTGTGGCTAGGATCGAAGCAAAAGGGCTGGATGCTTACATGAAAAAGCTTCAGAAGCTGAACCAAAGCACCGATGATGTATGCAAAGCCGGCGTTTATGCCGGTGCAAAAGTCATGGGTGACAAAATCAAAGCTGCCGTTGACACGATTCCGATTCACAGCCTGCCGTCCGGGCAGGAGCAGTATTATGCCCACCCCAATGGACCGCCCATGAACGGATTAAGCCAGCAACAGGCTGATGACCTGAAAAAAGGGTTCGGCATTGCAAAATTCAGCCATGAAAATTATGCGTGGAATACAAAGCTTGGCTTCAACGGATACAACAGCATCCAGACTAAAGGGCATCCGAAAGGACAGCCGAATGCGCTGATTGCCCGCTGCGTAGAAGGCGGTACAAGCGTTTGGGTGGCAACTCCGTTTGTTGCTCCTTCCGTCCGAAAAGGACGAAAAGAAACGGAAGCCGCCATGGGGCAGGCTGTTGAAAAAAAGATAAAAGAAACGATTGACAAATAACCTGCGCAGGGTGTCCACAGTGGACACCCTGCTTTTTTGTATGAAAGGAGAAAACACATGGTAACTACTGGTTTTTCCAATGTGCATATTGCTACTTACGCTTCCGATGGCGGAACCGTGACTTACAGCGGCGTGCGCAAGCTGGGGCGCTCGGTGAGCATGAGCACCGATATTTCCACCAGTGATGACAACAAGTTTTACGCCGATGACCGGCTGGCGGAAACCGAGACCGGCTCTGCCTTCACCGATGGCAGCGGCACCTGCACCGTGGACGGCTTGACCGCAGAGGAAGAGGCTTTCATCATGGGCCTGAAAGCCGGCAACTCCGTAACGCCGGACGAGGGCACCGCGGTGGAGACCTACGAGTACGGCGCATCTATGGAACCGCCTTATCTGGGGCTGGGCGCAGTCAAGAAGGTGCAGAAGGACGGCAAGAGCATGTGGAAGGCAATCGTCCTGTGCAAGATCCGCTTCAAGGTGCCCAAGGACGATGCCGAGACGCAGGGTGAGCAGATCGACTGGCAGACCCAGGATCTGGACTTCAGCATCATGCGCGATGATAGCGCTATGAACCGGTGGAAGATCATCCCCAAGAAGGAGTTTGACACCGAGGCAGCGGCGGTTGCGTTCATCAAGAAGGCACTGGGAGGTGCAGCATGATCGAGGACAAGTACATCGTATTCGCGCACGTCAAGGATGATGAGTACCCCATGTGCATGACCATCAAGGCGCTTTCTGTGCTGGAGGGCACCTACGGCTCTGTGGACAATATTTTTGGTGTTGCCAAGGAAGCCGCAAAAACCGGCCGCGTTGCCGACCTTGCAAAGGCGGCACTGACCATTGCACCCGTGCTTGCGGATGCAGGCCGGGACTATGTGCGGGAGATGGCGGCAGAATCCAACGACAAGGAGTTTCAGGACATGGCGCAGAGCCTGCCGGACTTCCCTGCTGCTGCAGAGCTGGAAAAGAGCATGACGTGGGCAGAGTGCCGCGCACTGTGGAACGACTGCGTTACCGCAATTGCGCGCGGCTCCGGCCGCGAGGTGGAGGCTGAACCGGACAACAGCGCAAAAAACGCGGAAAGCGCCATGTGATACAGCTTAACAGAACGTGGTTTCTGTTTTACGGCCGCAAACTGGGCATGAATGAGCATCAAGTGCATTCGTGCCCGGTGGGCCGTATGTTGGATTATATGGCGTGTATGCAGATAGAAAACGGCGCAAACCAGAAGCTCTACGCCACCGTAGACGATCTGGAAAAAATACGGTAAGGAGGTGAGAAAGCATGGCAAAAACGGACATTGGCCCCAAAATAAGCGTTGAGGGTGAAAAAGAATACCGGCAGCAGATGCAAAACATTATTGCCCGGCAGAAAGAGTATGCCGCTGAGCTGAAGTCCACCACAGCATCTATGGACGAGAACACCTCCGCAGAACAGCGCGCATCCTCGGTGGCGGCGGTGCTGCGCAAGCAGATCGCCGCGCAGACGGATGCTTTGAACGCCCAGAAAGGTATGCTGCTGCAGGCCACTGAAAAATATGGCAGCGCAAGCACACAGGCATCAGCATACCGGACTGCGGTCTATAAGACGAATGCGGAGTTGGAAACCTTAAAAAGCCGCCTGCGCGATGCCGAAAACGGCCTTGGAGAGTTTGCGTCTAAAGCAGATGGCGCAAAAGGAAGCTTGGACGGCCTTACAAACACAGATGCCGGAAGCGGTATGTTTGACGGGTTGCAATCGGCAGTAACAAAGGGAAGCATTGCTGCCAACCTCTTCAGCAAGGTCTCGAGCACGATAATTGCAGCCGGAAAGCAGGTCGTGTCGACCGGTGTACAATACAATGCGCAGCTGGAACAGTACCAGACAGCACTGACCAATATGTTGGGCAGCGAAGCGGAAGCCGTTGCTCTTTTGGATGAGATCAAACAGGACGCTGCCAAAACACCGTTTGATACTGCCGGTCTGGTAAAAGCAAACGAATTGCTTATTTCTACCGGCGTAGATGCCGAAAGTTCCCGCAGAACCATTCTTGCATTGGGTGATGCAGTTTCTGCTACCGGCGGCGGCAATGAAGAGTTGAGCCGCATGGCGCAAAACTTGCAGCAGATCCGGAATGCGGGCAAGGCGACCAGCGCGGATATCAAGCAGTTTGCCTACGCCGGCATAGATGTTTACGGCATTCTTGCGGACTACACCGGAAAGTCTGCCGAAGAAGTGCAGAAAATGACAGTCACTTATGACTTGTTATCTAATGCGCTTATTTCGGCGGCTGACGAGGGCGGCCGCTATTTTAACTCCATGAGCACCCAAAGCGAGACGCTGAATGGTCAGTGGAGCACGCTAAAAGATAACGCCACGCAGCTTGCCGGTCTTATGACAGGGGATCTTACGGACGGGATAAAGGTCGTAGTCGGGCACATGAATGACCTTACTGTTGCCGCGTCAGAAGCGTATGACACGGGTGGATGGTTTGGTCTGGCAGATGCAATTGCCTCTAACATCCCGATAGTCTCGGAACTTAAAACCGGGTTTGAGAATGCTACAACTGCCGCGATCAATTTTTTGGATCGTGCCAGTTATGCGCTGAACAAAGGCCTTGGCAAAAATGCTTACGCCGGATACAACAGCTACGAGGATTACCAAAAAGACCAGAAGAAAAAATCAAGTCAAACTGAAGAGGCTCGGCGAAAAGCGAGAGAAGAACGCGGAAGAAAACATGCAGAGCGCGTTCGGCAGGCACAAGCACAAGCCGCATCGAATTATATTGTCCCTACTTACAACGGTTCCGGCAGCAGTGGTAGAAACAGCAGAAGCGGCGGCTCTGGCGGCAGAAGGACTCCCACAAAAACTGCTCAGGACACCAAAAAGCTGGCGAAATCCGTTACCAACACCTCCAAGCAGCTGTTGCAGGGCACGGAAAACATTGTGGGTGCCATCAGCCGCACAGTGGAAACCGCAGACAATACTTACAACGTCTATGATGGCACGACCAAGAAGCTGAAAGGCACCACGACTGAAACTGTCCAGACCATCACGGACAGCTGGACGGAAATGGTGGACGGCGTTGAAACGCAGTTCAAGCGGGTGCAGACCCTGACGGACGGCGTTGTGACCTCTGAAAAAGTGACCAGTTCCCTTGCAGACGAGGTCGCTAAAAAGTCCGTCCATACCCGTGCGGAGACCCTGACGGCGGCGCAGGCAGAGATAGACGAAGCCATTGGCTACGTCAGCCGGACTGCCCAGACCTCTACCGAAACCAAGAAAGTGCTTAACGCTGAGACCGGCGCGCTGGAGGATACCGTTGTATCTGCCACAAAGGTGGTTACAGACTGCTATAAGCGCATCGTGGAGGGTCAGGAACAGACCGTAGAGCGCACCACCACTTACACCAACGGCATTGTAACGGACGTCAACGAAAAGGTTACCGACCTGAACACCAGCATCAAATACACCGAGGGCGCTCTGGGCGGCTTCTCCAAGTTTGTACTGGATCTGGATACTAAGCTGGGCGGGCTGGAAAAGGTTGCAAGCAACCTGACAAAAAGCCCTCTGGGGCAGTGGTTCAGCGATTTGGCGCAGGGCTACCGCGCAAGTGACAGTTTTTGGGAGAACATCGACGTCCCGGGAACGCTTATCAGTGGCCTGACCGGTGCTGCACAGGGCTTTCAGCTGACCGGAAACTGGGCGGGCGCACTTGCCGGTGGAATATTTGGCATCGCGGGAAAATTGCTCGGCACGTCCATCAGCACCGAAGCCGGAAGCTGGGGCGCTGACCTTGTAACCGGCCTTGCAAAGGGCATTCTGGGCGGTGGCGGTATTATCACAAAGGCAGTCTCGTGGATCGGCGGCATTATAAAAGGATTTTTGCATTTTTCGCGGCCGGACGAAGGGCCTTTGCGGGAATACGAGAAGTGGATGCCTGATATGATCCAAGGCATGGCGGATGGCATCCGCGACAACGCTTACCTGCTGCAGGAGGCTGCCGCAGACCTTGGCGGAAAGCTGAAAATGCAATTGCAGTATGATGTGGGCAGCGCAAACGGCTTTGCGCAGGTAGCTACCAACTCCCGCACGGTGCGCATGGGCGGTATTACCTTCAACGTGTATCCGTCTGCGGACATGGACGAGGAACGCTTTGCCCAGTACACCATTACACGACTTACACAGATGATCAACGAGGAGGCTGCAGCCAGTGGAGAAGTACCTGTATTTTAACGGGCACAGCAGCACCGAGTACTGCTGCCATATCGAACACAAACCCAGCATCCCGACCCCGAACCGCAAGTATGAGGAGTACGAGGTTGCAGGCCGAAACGGCAAGCTGCACGCGGATCAGGGGCAGTACGAAAATATCACGGTGTCGTATCAGCTGTATTTCCACGGCAGAAACCCTACCCCGGAGCAGCTGCGCGGCATCAAGGCATGGCTATGCGGTACGCCGGGTGCCTATCCCCTATCGGACGGATACGACCCGGAGTACTTTTACCTTGCCATTGCGAAAATGGGCGATACCAGCAATATTCTGGACAAATACGGCCGATTTACGGTGGAGTTTGACTGTGATCCGCGGCATTTTTTGTGGTCCGGGCGGGAGCTGCAGGAGATGACGAACGGTCAGGCGCTGCTGAACCCACTGGATCAGGTGTCACTCCCCTATTTTGAGGTGACCGGAAACGGACAAGAGGGCGAACTGCTGGTGAACGGAAAAGCATTCGGCATGAAGCCGCCCGCCGATAAAACCGTGTGCTGCGATGCAGAAATATGGAACGCATGGCTGGAGGACGGCACCAATGCAAACCCGGTGACCGGCGGCATCTGGCCGGAACTGGCTGCCGGCGAAAACCTTATCCAGTGGAGCGGCGGTATCCAGACCGTGAAGATCATGCCAAGGTGGTGGACGTTATGAAACCTGTTTTACATGATGAAAATGTGACTACCGTGGGCAATTTTGGATATGGTACGCTTTCGGATGCGCTGGAATGCACTGTTAGCTGCGAGGAAAACGGAACGTATGACCTGACCTTACAGTACCCGGTGACCGGCATTCACGCGGAAAAGCTTTTGGAGCGGCGTATCATCAGCGCACGGCCTTCCAGCTACGAAACCCGGCAGCTTTTCCGCATTTATCGCATCAATCGCCCTATGAATGGACGGTTTCAGGTGTCTGCGCACCATATCTCGTATGACCTCGGCAACTGCATCGTGAAGCCGTTTAGCGCAAAATCTCTCAGGGAGACCATACAGAAGCTGAATGCAAACATTGTGGGAGACTGTAAGTTTGAGATCTCTGCGGATTACGACAATGATAAAGAGTTTTCGGTCACAAAACCGGTGACTGTGCGCGCTGCGATGCTCTCCAACGGCGGAAGCAGCATTGCAGACACCTACCTTGGCTACTGGGAGTTTGACGGCTTAAAGTGCACGCTGCGGCTGAAAGAAGAGGTAAACCGGGGCGCAGTCATTGCATACGGTCTGAATCTGGTGGACGTCACGCAGGAAAAAAACATCGACAACGTATACACCCACGTCTATCCGTACTGGACAAATGCACAAAAGGGTAAGTTTTACGCGCTGGACCCCATAAAAGCGTCTAATATCGAGGGATACCAGAAGATCTACCCGCTGGACCTGACCAGCTACTTCCAGAAAGCACCCTCTGATGCCAGTATGCGGAAAGCTACCACTGAATTTTTGTCTAAAAACCAGATCGGGAAAATAGAGCCGAGCTTGACCGTAAGCTATGTGCAGCTGGAAAAGACCGTAGAGTACAAAGACCAGAAGAACAAGGTCATTCTGCGCGGCGATACGGTAGAGGTGCGTTATTTGCGCCTTGGCGTGAATGTGCTGGCCAGAGTGACAAAGACCGATTATGACGTTGTTCACGACCGGTACGCCTCGATCTATGTAGGCAAGGCAAGCGAAAAGCTTGCAAGAACTACCGTGAAAGACCGCAACCGCATGAGCACCACGAACGACCGCGCTGTTGATGCAAGCCGTGTGGCCACAGACTACATTGGCGAAACGGACGATGGCGGCATCCAGTTCGGGCCCGGAAGCTTTAATTACACGATAAACGAAAAAGGACTGGAGTTTCACGGAATAAAAAATCTGGAACCCATTCGCGTCTGGCAAAACGAAGCAACAAAAGAGCCTCTCAAAAGTTTAGAGGAACAAACGATATCTGTTGACCTTACCGGTTACTCCGCTATCCTGATCACTTACGAAAGCACAAAAGGCACTACATGGTTTGCGGGCGGCGGCAGCGGCGGCAGAGTATCCAGCATCATACCGGTAAACGGAAAGACCTACACGCTTATGTATGCGTGGAACACACCACACTTTCGGAACATCACAGTTTATCAGGACAGCATTGAGTTTGGTCCTGGGAAAGAGCGAACATCCAAATATAGTCCGCTCACTGGTACTATTTGGACTAACATAGATCTGGAGACGCCAACGTTTGATGGATGGGCCACCAACAACGCCGTTTGTGTACCGCAAGAGCTTTTTGGTTTTTTGTAAGGAGGGCTATCGTGAAAAAAGAAGATTACTTATACCAGTGCACCGTGTGCCCGGATGGGCGTATCAAAAACGGAGGCTGGACGCTGAAAAGCGTCATCCCCAAAACGCTGCCGCCGGATCAGCTGCTTTTTGAGGATTTCCCGGCCAACAGCAACGGCGGCAGCGACTATATCTGGGACGGGCAAAATTTGATTTTTAGCCCGCTGCCGGAGGAAAGCGAGGAAGCAAATGCAGAAAATCAGGATTGATTTTGATAATCCCGGTCTGCCGCAGCACATCAGCGCGGTGGAAAACGACAGCCAGAGCCGGTTTTTTCAGGCGACGCTGTACGAAAACGGAAAGGCGTATACTGCGCCTGAAGGAGCCGCTTACAGCATCATGTACCGCGGCTTCGGCCCCCAGAATCAGGGCTGGTACGATACCATCAACGACGGCGCAGGTAAGCGGGCAGCTTGTGCCGTGTCCGGCAACGTTGTCACCTGCGAGATCGCGCGTCAGGCACTGCAGGCGCCGGGTCATGTGAGCATCGTGCTTTGTGTGACGACCGGAAAAGGCTATATGCTCAAGAGCTGGCCTATCGAGTGCGACTGTAAAAACGACCGCTATGACAGCACCACGGAGATCCAGAGCTTTTTCTATGTTACGCAGATCTCTAACGAATCGTGGACGCAGGCGATCCAGGCGGTAGAAGAGCTCAAAAATATCATCGACCCCACCCTCTCCCTCTCCGGCAAGGCGGCGGATGCAAAGGCTGTCGGTGATGCGGTTCAGGGCGTAAGGGATGACCTTGCATCGGAGATTTCCCGCGCGGAAACAGCGGAAAAGGCCAACGCCGACAACATCGCGGCTGAGGTCGAGCGCGCACAAGCCGCCGAAAGTGCCCTATCCACTAAAATCACGGAGGAGACGGAGCGGGCAAAGGCGGCAGAACAGGCGAACGCGGACGGAATTGCCGCTGAAGCGTCCCGCGCCAAGGGCGAAGAGCAGCGCTTGGATACCGCCATCACCGCCGAAACCGCTCGCGCGGAACAGGCAGAGCAAGCGCTGGATACGCGCACCGCAGCCCTCGAATCTTGCGGATTTGTCGTTGTAGACGGCAAAATCTGCGTGAAATATGTCAAACGCTGAAAGGAGCAAAACACATGACTGATAACACTGAGACTGTAGCTGCAGCGGCAACTCTCGTAACCGAGCCTCCCTATCTGGACAAGACCGCAAAAGACAATGGCAAAAAGCTTGACCAGATGACCGCTGCCCTGCTGGGTATGTCCAGCTCGCTGGGCGTGATCGCGCGGGCACAGACCAGCGTGGTGGAGGAGATGGACTATAGCGGCATCAAGGCGGTTGTGGCTGCCGGTAACGCACCGGCGGTTTTCCCGGTCGGCACGCAGCTGGTCAACACCTACACCGGCAAGGACGGCAAAGTCTACGACTGCCCGTGGGACGTGGTAAAAGCGGATGATATCGCCGAGGGCGAGACCGGCACCACCGCACCCGCAATGGTACTGCAGATGCACTACGCGTCTCTGGAAGATATCCAGTTTTCTGCATATCAGGCCTTCTACGTTGTGCCGGAGGCCGGTCTGGTGGCTGGCACCTACAACATCATTTTTGATTTTACCTATGGCACAAACGTCATAAACGGCGGTGCCTATAATTTTACCTTGACCAAAAATGCCCCCGCAGGTGCACGCATGACCGGCTTCTATAACGCACCGGACGTTGCACCTGCCAATTGGAAGGTTTACGTCTACAAGGATCAGTATAAGTCCGAGCTGCTGGAGACCTGCAACGTCTCTGCTGGCGTCGATGGCATAAATCTTGGTTCCTTCCTTGCAAAGCCCAACGGCAAACTGAACGGCTTGCATTCGGTTGCCTACGGCGATAACCGGTGGTATAAGTCCGCATACCGCCAGTACCTCAACAGCGATGCACCCGCAAAAGAATGGTGGGCTCCGCAGGATGAATGGGATATGAAGCCAGATCAGGCAGACACCGTGCCCGGCTTCCTCGCTGGCTTCTCGGATGACTTCAAGGCCGCCCTGACCCGCGTGAAGGTCGTGACCTACGGCAACGCCGTCACCGATGACGGCAGCGCTGTGGTGACCTATGACAAGGTTTTCCTACCCTCCCTGCAGGAGATCTATTGCAGCCCGCTGGTGTCCGGTGAGGGCACCTATTGGCCCTACTGGAAGGAACGCACCGGCGCAAAGACCCCGCAGACTCTGTGGCAGACCTATCCGCTGCGCATCACCCGCGACCTTGCACAGCGCACTGTGGGCCGCTATGTGCGGCTGCGCTCTGCGAATCGTGGCGGCGGCAACGGTGCCTTCTGCGTGTACTCCAGCGGCGGCGTCTACGGCTGGGGCGCGATCGGCGCGGATCGCTGCGCCCCGGCTTGCGAAATGACCAATCTTAAATAATCACCGGGCAATCCCTTGCCCGGTGAGAAAGTGAGTGCTATCCCATGGCAATGCGCAAAGACCAGATACCGGACAATAAATTCACGCTGCCGCTTGACGCGCGTGAGCTGGCACTGTATACCAGACAGATCACCAAAAATGCCAAAACGTTTGACCTCGAAATTGACGCAAGCCTTCCCGGTCAACTGCGCGCTACGGCAGACCGGATATTTTTTGATATCTTCGGAGCAAACGACCTCCGGCTGGACAAGCCGAACGAAAGAGAGGAGCGCTTTAAGCTTCAAAGGCACGCCGTCCGGCTGTGCACCGTCCTTTTGGCGGAGATAGACATGGCAAAAGCCAGCTATCACCTTTCTGGCAAACGGTGCTCTTTCTGGGGCAACAGTGTGCGCGATATCCGGCAGCGTTGCCGGGACTGGCACGAGAGTGATGCAAAGCGTGCAAAAGCGCTTTGACATAAAAATGGCTGTAGGCTAATGGGCCGCAATGTGCGGCTGCGCTCTGCGAATCGTGGCAACGGCAACAATGCCTTCAACGTGAACTCCAGCGGCAACGTCAACAACTGGAACGCGATCAACGCGAATCGCTGCGCCCCGGATTGGACGGCAGCACGCCCACAAAAGCCCCTGCATAGCAGAGGCCGGGCAAAAACTGCCGTGCAAGGAGCCGAGTGCCATGTCTGCCCTCTGGCAGACGAACAATATCAGCCGGACGTGGCCACCCTGCGGGGTGTTGACCGCTATCACCCGGCAGATCCTTGCGAGGAGAGCTGAAAAAATCAGTGCAAGAAGAAGAAATAATAATCGGGTTCGATGCCCTGTATAATTCCGAGGGCAAGTGCGCCAAAGGCGTGTGCCGCAAGGCAAGCGTTGGACGGTTTCACCTGTTTCGGATGGACGAGATCCTGAAACTCCAAAAGGAGCTCGCGACAGGTACATACAAGGCACGGCCAACAATCAAAGTTAGAATCACCTATCCCAAGCCCCGCACAGCGGTTGCGAATGGCTTTCGGGATAGGGTATACCAGCGCTCTCTCAACGACAATGCTGTTTATCCAGCAATGACACGGAGTTTCATCCGGCAAAACGCGGCCTGCCAGACCGGCAAAGGTACCGACTGGGCGCGCAAGCAGGTCAAGCTCATGATGGAGCGCGAATACCGGCAACACGGCGCTGATGGCTATGTGCTGTTGGTAGATATCCGGCACTATTACGACACGATGCCCCATAACGTGGCAAACCGCTGCTTTGAGCGGCATCTGCCGCCAAGTGTGCATAACCGCGTGCGTGAGGTGCTGGATCGTCAATATACCGGCGAGGCCGGTTATAATCCGGGCAGCCAGATGGTGCAGCTTGCCGGGATCTCGGTGCCCGACCCCATAGATCACTACATCAAGGAGCGCCTGCGGGCGAAAAAGTACGTCCGTTTTATGGATGATAGCCTCATCATCCACCACGACAAGGCGCAGCTTGAGGAGTGGCGGGAGGCAATCCGCGCCCGGTACGCTGCCGATGGCATGGAGCTGCACCCGACCAAGACCAAGATCGTCAGGCTAAAGGATGGATTCCGTTTTCTAGGTTTCATCTACCGCTTGACCCCGGCGGGCAAGGTCGTTATGACCGTTGACCCGCAGAATGTCAAGGCCGAGCGCAAGCGCCTGTTTCGGCTTGCCCAGCTCATCAAGGCAGGAGAGAAACCGGCATCTGCCCTGTATGAGCAGTATGGATCATGGAAAGCCCATGCCGCTAAAGGCAACTCGCAGCAGCTGCTGCAGCGCATGGATCAATACGTTAAAACTCTGCTGGAGGGGATAACTACATGAAAATTGTTCACAACACTGGCGACATCAAGACCGCCGCCGAAAACGAAAACCGGGACGCGGATTTGGCACAGATCGCGTCTATGGTGGACTTCCTGTGCATTCTGGCCGATGTGCCCATTGAGGACGAGGCTGCAGACAAGGAGGGCATGAGCCATGAGTGATAAGCACAGCGCGATCTTCGGCAAAGCGAAAGACGAGTACGAGGCGGGCCGCTGGTCTAAGGCCATGCTGCGCATCCTTGTGCAGCGCAAGCCCCAGCGCCTGACCGCAGAAGAGTATGAAGAGATTACCGGCGAAAAGTATTAAGGAGCAGAGTATGAGACCTATCATGGACGTTTCCCGCTGGCAGGGTAACATCGACTGGGACAATGTCAAGGCAAGCGGCCTTGTCTCCGGCGTGATGCTGCGGGCGCTGGGCAACAGCGCGAAAGACGCGCCCAGCAAGCCGTACATCGACCCCACCTTTGAGCGCAACTACCGCGAGTGCCAGCGGCTGGGCATCCCCTGTGGCGTGTACTACTACTGCAAGGCGGTCAACACGGAAGAAGCTGACGCAGAACTTGCCCTGCTGCGCAAGGTGCTGACCGGCAAGACAGTGCAGCTGCCGGTGGCGGTGGACATTGAGGACAAGTATGTGCAAGCTCCGCTGGACAAGCAGACCCTGACGAACATTGCCGCTCATGCGCTGGGCACGGTGGAGCGCTGGGGCTTTTACGCCATGCTATACACCGGGCTGTACTTTGGCCGTGATAACATGTACATGACCGGCGCGGCGCTCAAGCCGTATGACGTGTGGCTTGCAGCCTACCGCAGCAAAAAGCCCGCGCCGGAATGGAAATTCGGGCTGTGGCAGTACACCAGCAAGGGCAAGATTCCCGGTGTTGTGGACGCGATCCCGGGCAAGATTTCCGGCGTGGACTTGTCTGTGCCCTACAAGGACTATGCCAAAATCATTGCAAAGAAGGGTCTGACCCGTCTCCGGGAGGGCAAATGACCGAAAAAGAAGCTTTGCTGTGGGTGCTGGGCATCTTGGGCAGCCTATGCGCTGCTGCCATCACGATCGACAAGGTGCTGGAAATCATCCATAAGTACATCAAGAAGGCACAGGAGCCGGACAACGCGCAGAACAAGCGGCTGGATGAGCTGGACAAGCGCGTCGGCACCTTGGAACAGGGGCAGCTCCAGCATACACAAGCCCTTGCAAGAGACCTCCGGCGATTTGACGGCATTGACGAAGAAATGCGACTTGTCCTCGTTGGCGTGCAAAACCTTTTGGATGCGCAACTATCCGGCAACAACCGGGAAGGTATGCAAAAAAGCAAGACCGACATTAACAATTATCTGCTGAAAGGAGTAACCAATCATGGAAGCAATCCTTAACACCATTCTCACCCCGCTGCCCGCGTGGCTGGCGCTTGCGCTCATCGTTGTGGGCGCTGTGTCGCTTGTGCTGGGGCTTATCCGTCTGGGCTACGGCGCAGCGGTCAGGACGCTGGTGCTCAACCTCATTGACCAAGCAGAGCGAGAGATTCAGGGCACCAAGCGCGGCGCAGAGCGCAAGGCGTGGTGCGTCAAGATGCTGCGCCACTATCTGGACAACAGTCGGTGGGGCAAGCTGGTCAGCTGGGCAATCACCGAGGAGACCATGAGCAAGATCATTCAGTTTTTCTTTGACCGGGCAAGAGCAGCCCTGCAAAAGCAGTAAGGAGGATATCATGGCAAGCACTACATACCGCCATCTCGGTGACGTCACCGAGATGTTCGCCGCACAAGAGCAATTTCGTGACATCACGAAATTGGTGACAAAACGTCACCAGTTTGCCAGCATTGGCAATATGGTGCGCAACGCTGGACAGCTGCCGCAGCCCTTCTGGCTCGGGGTTGGCCGTGGCGGCGGCTCGCGTAGTCTTTCCGCCAGCGTTGCAAGGGCTTGATGCGGAACAGATAAAAGCTGTGATAAAACGTGCGCCGCTTGGGAGGTATGACCGGAAAATCGCCCGGTTGCGGTACGTTGACCAGCTATGCCAAGTTGATATTGCAGCGCGTGTGCCGTATTGTCGGACATCAATCGGCAATAGGCTGAAAATTATTGATAAAATGCTGGATGTGTGATATCATCATCTTAATTTGGTGCAATTTCTCACGAAACGCATTGAAGCGGCAGGCTTTCGGGCCTGCCGCTTTTCTTTTTGTGCGGTTCCGCTCTTGATTTTTTGTCTTATTTGCACTAGTTTTGTCGAAACTCTTGTCTTGCAAGTCAAAACGTGATATTTTATTTTTGCTTCCAATGTGAAGCCCTTAACAGTTAAGCGCTCATGCGGATTTTTCCGTGTGGGCGCTTTTCTTTTTTGTCCTTCGTTGTACCTTCGTTGTCTTTCGGTTTCTGCCGATGCGGTACACTAGAAACACAAGGAGGGATGTATTATGAGCTATTATCCGACACCCGGAGCACCTTACGTTCCACAGCAGCCTGTCAATCCTTACGGTGGCATGGGAACGGTTGGGCTTACCGCTCCCCTGCCAAACACGCAGATGCAGCAAGCGCAGCCGCAGCGTCCGCAGCCGATGAATGGGCAGCAGCCTGTTCAGCAGTCGGCACAGGATGGCGGTTGGCTGCTTGGCAGACCTGTTTCCAGCAGAGAAGAATTTTTGGCAATACCGTCTGATTTGTACGGCAGACCGACCTACTGCCCGGACTTGCGCAGCGGCGTGATCTACTGCAAGCGGCTCAACCCGGACACCTGCGAATCCTATGTGCAGGAGTTCTACAGCCCGGAAGCATGGCGGCAAATGCAAGCACAACAGGCGCAGCAGACCGCTGCACCGACACAGCAATATGTGCCTATTGAGCAGTACAACGCCCTTGTCCATCGTCTTGATGAACTGGAAAAGTGGCAGAAGAGCTTCTCTAAGCCAACTGCCACAGCAAAGAAAGGAGAATAAGCGATGCCCTCTCCGTTTGACATGATTACTCACAGCCCTATCATGCAGCTTGCAAATCTGGCTCGCGCCGGACAAAACCCGATGGGGCTTATTCAGCAGTTGAGCGGGCAGAATGCTCCTATCATGCAGGGTTTGAACCTGATTCAAGGTAAGAACGAAGCACAGCTCCGAACGATGGCTCAAAACCTCGCCAAAGAGCGCGGCATTGACCTGAACCAGCTGGCAAGCGTCTTGAACCTGACGCTGCCCCGATAACGCATCCCTCTAAGCGAAACGCTTCTCAGTTTTGCGGACTTGACAAAAACCGCATTTATTTGGCTTCGCCCATGGCATACGGCGATGGGATAGCATAACGCAAAACTGAAAGGAGTTTTGTTATGGACGATTTTGCAACTGGCTATCTGGCTGGGCAGGACGGCGGCAATAACAACGGTGGATTCTTCGGCAACGAAGGTCTGTGGGCGGTTATCATCCTCGCCATCATCTTCGGCTGGGGCACGAACGGCTATGGCCGGAACGGCGGCGACAACGGCATGAACGCCTACATCCCCTATCTGGTCGGCACTGGCGCAACCGGGCAGGGTGGTGCAGACACCCGCGCGGCTCTGTCTGAGGGCTTTTATCAGCAGGATACCTCCCGCTCTCTGGCGGGCATCCAGAGCGGTATCTGCTCTCTGGGATATGACCAGCTGGCGCAGATGAACGGCGTCAACACCAACATCGCAAACGGCTTTGCTGGTGTGAACAGCGCCATCTGTCAGCTTGGCTACCAGAATGCGCAGCTGGTGAACGGTCTGGAACGCAGCGTGTCCAACGGCGACAACGCCATCAGCCTTGCCATCATGCAGGAGGGCAACGCACGGCAGGCGGGTCAGACCGCGCTTGCTACGCAGCTTGCATCTTGCTGCTGCGAGAACAAGCAGTTGATCGGCGACCTGAAGTACACCATCGCAACGGAGGACTGCGCTACCCGTCAGGCTATCGCAGACAACGCCCGCGCCATCGTGGACAACTGCAACACGAACTTCCGCAGCATGATGGACTACTTCACGCAGGATAAGATTGCCACTCTGACTGCTGAGAACCAGAACTTGAAGTTCGCCGCTTCTCAGGATCGTCAGAATGCGCTTCTGACCACCGTGATGTCCCAGCAGACTGACACCATCCTGAACCGGGTCAATCCTCGTCCGATTCCCGCTTATCAGGTGGCAAACCCCAACGTGGGCGTGAACTGCTGCGGCTGCTGCTAACCAACACACTCCCCGATAACACCGGGTGAACCATCGGGGCAGGGGTGAGACACCTCTGCCCCTGATTTTTTAGGAGGAAAACATTATGGCTTGCAAAACAAGCTGCAAACTCTGCCCGCACTTGGTCATCAGTCAGGCGGTTACGTTTGCCAACGATACGTTGACCATCAATATCCCTGCTGGCTCTTACGCAGCAGGAGAAAAATATTGTCTGGTCATTGCTCAGGCTTTGCCGGACACGACCACCATCAACGCCCCTGTAGTCATTACAATCGGTGCAGGAACGACCGCATACCCTCTGACTGACTGCAACTGCGCTCAGGCAACCGCTGAGAGCATCCACACTCGTACTCGCTATGCTACCCGCGTTGCAACGTCTGCGACCGGCACAGGCACGTTCAAGTATCTTGGCTGCTTCTGCCGCTCCCACGCTGGTGCGCCCGCGTCTATTTCTTGAGGAGGTATAGATTATGGGCAAGAACAATTTTCGCCGCATGATGATGCTCCGTGACCACGACAAAGACCGCGAGCCGGAGCGCGACCGCCTTGAGGAAGAGCGTGACCGCAGGGAGCGTGAGATGGAACGCCGTCTGCGCAAGCTGGAAGGTGGCAGCGACCGCTATCCCTACTATCCGCAGGAGGAGAACCGCTACATCGACCCCTACCCTATCCCCCGCTACCCTGACGTAGAGTATGGGCGCAAAATGCCGCAAATCGGCTTCTCGCAGAACGGAGACTGGGACAAACGGTCTGGGCAGTACGAACGTGGAGGCGCAGACAGCCGCTCCATCAAGATGCCCCGCCAGCACCTCACCCACGATGAAGCGGAGGAATGGTGTGACAGCATGGTGAACGCTGACGGCACAAAGGGCTGTCACTGGACGCTGGAACAGACGCAGGACGTTGCCAAACAGCGCGGCATAACCTGCGATAAAAACGACTTTTGGGCTACGATGAACATGATGTACAGCGACTACGGCAAAGTCGCAAAAATGTACAGCGTGGACAACACCAACTTCTACGCAGATATGGCTGCGGCGTTCCTGCAGGACAAAGACGCTGTGGATGGTAAACTGGTCGAGTACTGGGAGCGCATTGTGGAGCGCGGATAAGGTCTGCAGACTTTTTGCAGACTTTCGGATAGCAATTAAGTGCAAATATCGGTTAGTATTCGATAGTATCCGAACTACTGCAAATACAAAAAATCCGCATGAGCACTGGATTTTCCAGCATTCATGCGGATTTTCATTTGGTGCGAGGGAGGGGACTCGAACCCCCTTTATATCGCGTCAAGTCGTGTTTTTTCTTAGCTTTGCAGACTTTTTGCAGACCTACTTTTTGCTTTGGACATACGCATCCAGCTTTGCGATGTACTGTTTGTCCTCTTCATCGCGCAACTGTTGGTATATCTTTCGGGTCGTTGAAATGTCTGCATGACCCATAAGTTTCTGGGCCACCATGTCCGGGATACCGGCGTAAAAAAGATTGGTCGCGTAAAAATGCCGGAACTGGTGCGCCGTTACAAGCGCTTTCCACTTGTAGTACACCCTGTACTCGCCCGGCTTGTCCTTTATCCTGGCGCGCTTCTCCTGCTTCTCACTCAGGCCGAGATCCCGGCAGTAGATCGCCCAGCGCCATTCATACTGCGACTGAGACAGCGGCTTCGCTTCGCCGGACATTACATAGTCCGTGTCTGCGTGACCGGCTTTTTGCTCCAACAGCATCGAGCGAAAGGTCGTCAGGATGGGCACATCTCTGTATCCCTTCTCTGACTTTGGCGTTTCCTCATAGGCGTGGTTACGGTCCCACGGCATTGCAGAACGCACATGGATCGCATTCTGCTCAAAATCTACGTCTTTCCACTGCAGACCGTTCGCCTCGCCAAGACGGAGCCCGGTGTACTCAAAGAGCTGCGCCCAGAAACCGCACCCCTCTGGATGTGCGTCAATGATATCCCGCTGCTCTTTTGTCGGCTCTAATCGCTTCCCTTTTTTCATCCCGGCGGGTGGTTTTGCCAGAAGAACCGGATTGCTGGTACCGTGATAGTTGGCACACCAGAAGGTAAAGATACAGGATAGCACGCTTTTAGCGTTGGTGATGGTATGCAAGGCTTTGCCGTCCATCTTCATGCGCTCCATGTATCCGCAGACTGCCTGCGTATCAATGTCAGCCATCGGCGTGTCGCCAAAGCATTCCAGAAGCGGAGGGATATTCTTGACGTAGGCGTTAATTGTACCACGTTTTACTGGCTTTGTCGAGCCTGTAATGTAATCTTTGTACGCTATTGCCATTTCTCGGAAGGTAGCACCGCCGTTATTTTTGCTTTCTTCCAGTGTTGCCTGCCGGTAGGCTTCTTCATACTTTGCGGTCGCTTCGGCAACCGTGGCGCCCAGGAAGTGCTTATACTTTCCGTCCGGCATTTTTCGCTTGATCTCGTACCGGCCGTCATCGCGTTTCGTTCTTTTTCTTGGCATCCTCTATCGCCTCCTTGTTTATGGAGTAGACATCTTCCGTATTTTTTGCTGCCGCCATTCCGCAGTCGCGCGCCTGACACAGCATTTCAATATTCGGTTGCAGCCCTTCTGGATCTACGTCCGTTTTTGTGGCAGTGGCAATCTCGTAGTGGCTCAGGATCGTATTGACCACGGCCACCCTATCCCGCAGCGGCGTGTGCAGGTTGGCCACCATTTCGGTAAGCACGCTCAGATGGTCCGACCCGTGCGCGCCGTAGCGGATGTACAAGAGCGTGTCTACCTCGTATGCGCTGCATTCTTCGATGGCCTCGTGCAGCATTCGACGTTTTTCTTTGTCGGTGGGGTCCTCTTCCAGCCGTTCCATCAGCCCCGGGTGGATGCAGGAATCCAGATACCGCTCCAGTGAAACCCCGCATCCCACGAACCACTGCATCATCATGGGAAAGGAGATCGCGTTGATCCCCTGTTCCCACTTAATTACGCTTTGTCGGCTTACGCCCATTCATTTCGCAAGTGTAGCTTGGCTGATTCCGGCCTCTGCCCTTGCTTTTTCCAATGTTTCCGCAACACGCAAAACCCAATCATCCATTCCCAAACATCCCCTTTTTTTCGACAATTTCACAAAATTCGACTGATTTCCCGTCTTTTTTGGTTTACCATAAACTTCCAAAATTTGATGTCGAATCTGTTCCTTTTTCCGTGTTATAACATAATTGTCAAAAAAATCCAGAAGGAGTGAAAAAATAATGGATAACATCAAGGCTCTGACCGAAATCCCGGAAGATATGGTAATCATTGACGGTATGCCGGCATCCAAACCGCAGAACGCTGATGGAAGCCGCAAGCCGTGGGAGGGTTAAGTTATGATCAACACAAATACCAAAGAAGCTATGCTCTACGCCTACGCACAGAACGACGTGCGCAAGCTTGTCTATCACCTTTCGCAGGCCGGGTCTGATGGGTCTGCCTATAATGCCGCCTACCAGATCCTGAAAGTTGCCGTTAAGGATCACGACGCCGGCCACGACCCCGGTGCACGGTATCGCAATATCAATGGGCGCATCGTTGCAGTGCCGGCAGCGTCCCCCTGCCCGTGTGATCAGGAGCATTAACTGAGCCGTTAATCTTTGTCGGCCGGGCATTTAAGGTGTCCACTGTGGACACCTTTATTTTTTATTAAGCTTTTCATATATCCGTTCCACGCCAAAACGATACCGGCAATCAATACGAGAGATTCAAAAATTTACTTCCCTGCTTATGCGCTTCTACTTTTTCAAGCGCTCTTGCACGCACGGATGGAGAAGCATTCAGCATTGCATCATACGCTTGCAACGTTCCTGAAATATTTTTTATATCTCTGTTCGAAAAAGAGCTTAACTTCCAATCAGACTGCATACTGTCGCCTTTAAATCTGATGACTGCATTTTTTGCGGTCACTGCTTTTCTTAGCATTTCAATTTCGACCGGATCCGCAACGTCGTCAGCCAATTCCCATGTGTTAACATTGCCACTTAAGACCTGAGTAACCGTTCTTCTTTCGATTTTGGAACTGTCAATAGTTTTTTTATACACTTCTCCATCGATTGAATAAACGATTGTGTTCCAAAAAATCCAGCTTGTTCTAAATTGGCTATACATCATACGAAGCGGTTGAACGTTGTTATCGACTACGCAGAAATACGGCAATGCAAAAATAGCCTGATTTGTCAACGGGGCATCTTTCCAAAAGAAAAAGTCCACGTTTTCCACATCATCGTGTTCGCGGTAAACCGTATTGTTTAACTTCTCGGCAAGTGCATCCACCTGAAGATCTTCCAGTTCTTCCTGATACAATTTCAGCTTGTCGTAGTTAGAAACCATCGACTGCCATTCTGTCGGCATGGAATTGAAAGCCGCCTGTGCGTTATTGATTGCAGTCTCACTCTCCAATGTGACCGGTGCAATCTGGCTGATCAGTCCTTCTACTTGCTCCGGAGTTACAACATCGTTCTGATCATCAATAAAATCGTTTTCTGTTGGTGCGTTTTCCGACATGACAGCTTTTGCGGCCGTTACACGCTCTTCAACAGTGGCGCTTTGCAGCAGATTATACAGGTTGATGATATCTGTCATGCCTTGTCGGCTTTCGCTATCGATGATCGTCGTCTGCGTTCTTTGCGTTCCGTTGACCTTTGCGCCATTGAAACGCAGATATGCAGTGTCGGCACTCAGAATGCGGCTCAGGCAGTCCATATCCTCGTCGTTCCCGCCAAAGGATACCTCTTCTAAAAAAATCTGGTCATCAGAATAGTACCTGCGCGAGACTTTCTTAAAATTGTAGTTCGTCTGACTGGTATAATTATTGTATTCACCAATCAAAACGTCTACATCGTTCCAGTAAAAATAGCCTTCGGTGTCCTGAGATGTGAAGCTCATACCAAACCGGACAGCATCACCATATAAATACGCATACGGCATCAGGTAACTTCTATTGTTGCCTAGTTCGTAATCTTCGTAAGTGGATTCAAAAAGCCAGACGCCATCCTCGTATGATACATCAATGTTAGCCAGTGCGTCTTTGATTGCCTGCACCTTGTCGGCGTTTACGTCATTCTGCTGCGCAAGCACCGCAAAGGGAACGTCCCCGGCGGGGCTGGCGGCCAGCGCGGGCAATGCAGTACCCGCCATCAGGGCTGCCACAAGGCTACTCGCCACTATAACTTTGCATTTTTCCGCAATTTTCATTCGAAATTCCTCTTTTCTCTTGATTTTCAACGATAACAGTTGTAATATAAAATTGCAAAATACAACAAAAAGGAGTGTTTCTTATGCCTGACGCTGAATTTCTTGCTTACCTGAAAGAGCGCCCCGCGCTTTGGGGCATTGTAATGGGCGTTTTGCTGGAGCATTCCGAAGTCGAACGTGCTGCACAAGCGTCCTGAACCGGATGCCGCACAGGAAAGGAGTTTTATATGTTCGAATTTTTCCGCAAGAAGAAGTCGCCCGCTTATGAAAAAAGCTACAGATCCGGCCACGTTTCCTGCGCTATTGATGAAAACGATCTCAACAAATACACCATTGATTTCAAATCGTCTTGCTATGAAGACGACCTACCGGAAGTGGAACAGATCGTAGACGAGATCCTGCTGGAGATGAACAAAAACGGTGTAGACTTCGGGGTTGCCATGCAGGTGCCCTCGCTCTTGCACAAAAAGCTTACATCCTATTTTGATTGGTACCTTGCCAAAACTGCCGCAAAGACGGTGCCGTACTTAACGTATGATGGAGACGATCAGAGCGATGACGGAAACCATAAAGGCGAGGACTGACATTGTATTTGCAAAGTGCATCTCGCTTTTACGTCGGTCGATATAGCGCAAATACAGTTCTCCGTCTGTGGTGATCTGATACACATGCCCGGGTATCTGCATTTTAGCTGAATCAACTACAGGCTTTACAAGCTTTTTCTCGCACAGTGTTTTTACTCTTTCTGTCCACTCGGCGGTCTGATCCACCGGTCCTTGTGCTATCACACGCAGCGCGTTCAGGTCCTCGGTGGATAGCACCAGCTGCTCAAAATCCATTGTGGTCACTCTTCCTTTGCTTTTCCGTTTTCCAGCACGGCCAGTGCTGCGGCTTTTGCGGCTGCGCGCGCTTCCGGCGTTGCATTTTTATAGGCTGCTTCTACATCAGCCCATTCCCATTTGAGCCCGCCCATCCCGGCGGGCTCTTTTTTTGTGCCCATAAGCTCGTCAACGGGTTTTCCTAAAACTTCCGCTATTGTCATCCACCGTCTGCGTGTTGGCGAAGATTTACCTGAAGCCCAATCGCTTACGTTTCCAGTGGATGCACCTATTCTTTTCGCAAACTCATTTTGCTTCATGCCTTGTCGGTCAAGTTCTTCAAAAAGTTTTGGGCATTTACAATTTTCAGAAATGTTGCCCATTTCCTCATCTCCTTCTTTGTGCGTTTTGCTATTTTTTCGCAAATCTCGCATTTCGTATTGATTTTGCGAGATTTGCGAGTTATAATACAACCATACCGAGCGGCTGACCAGAAGCTCCCATACTCTCCGATCGCTGCCGGTACTTCACAGGGCTGCCACGCCGCGGTGAATCTTCACAGCTAAGCGGGGAATTTTCTTATACCGTCCTGTTGATCAGGTGCCTATGCGCGGGCACCGGGTGCAAAAAGCAGAGGGTCGCGCGTACCTTCCGATCTGCTTTCTGCCCTAAACCCAAAAATATTGCCAAGAGTAAAAATGATAACCGCAATATCATTTTACACCATCTCGTATGGCTTGGCAATGTTTTTATAGCGATATTTTGAAATGATTTTCAACTATGGAGGTGGAAAACTTGCCGACCATTGAATGGAAAGCCGAAGTGGCTAAGCGCAAAATGATGCTTGGCTGGGGCAACCGTGAACTGGCCTTGCACGCGGGCTTATCCAAAGGCGTTGTGGACAAGTACATGTCCGGGCACTACCCCAACGAAACGCCCAGAGAACTGATCGAGACCGCTTTGGGAATGAGGTGACGCGAATGTTGGCTTGTCTGATGTGCTTTATGGCAGGCTGCTGCCTGATGGCGTTTTTGTTTATCTGCACCACAAGGCCGCCCCGCAAAATGCTGGGGGTCTGGCTGGCGTATTTTAGCTTAATTATGGCGCTTGCATGGCGCATAGGAGGTTTGATGGTATGAGAAGTTGTTCATTTATTTTGGCTGATCTGATGGTCGCCCTGGGACGCGACCCCTACCATGCAGCCTGCACCGAGATGTGGCTGATGGTGATGATCATCGCGCCGGTGCTGGTGCTTGCCCCTTACCTGCTGTGCTGCTGGGACGAGTACATGCGTGCCGAGAACGCCCGGCGGCGTGCGGCGCGGAAGCGGATCTATGAGAGGGCACGGAACCATGAGTGATATTATTCGCCGCTGCAAAGATTGCGGTGCAGTGCTGCCAGAAGGCAGCGGGAACCGCAGGAAATACTGCGATGCCTGCCGCAAGCTCCGAAAGAAAGAGAGCAACCACAACTATCAGAAAAAGCACATCCTCGGGGAAAGCCCAAAGCCGTCCGTTGTACGTTATTGCACCGTGTGCGGCAAGCCGCTACCTGCGGATGCTGCGCCGAACCGGAGGTACTGCATTCCCTGCGGCGAGAAGATACATCTGGAAGCTGCGCGGGAACGTGCCCGGCGGGCACGGGAGGCTAAGCCGAAGATCAAAAAGCCCGCGCCGCCCCAAAAGGCTGCACCGAAGGAGAAGCTACCTCGCGGCAGGCACCGCAAGGTAGACAAGCCCTGCAAAGAGTGTGGCACGATGATGTACGGCGTGGACCCCGGCAAAATGTTTTGCGATGCCTGCAAGAAGCGCAGATACGGAAAGTCCAGCGTGGACACCGGCACGCTGCCCGGTATTGTAAAACCCAAGGAAAAACCAAAAACCAACCACGACCTGATCGTGGATGATAACGCCGCTGCCGCAGCCAAGGGCATGAGTTACGGCAAATTCAAGGAATGGCAGCGCAGACAAAAGGAGTTGAAGGAACGTGGCGAAATCTACTAGAGGCGAAGCGTGGCACGACAGCTACAAAGCTATTTTTGGCCGATATGGCTGCATCCGGCTGACTTTGGAGCAGGTCAGCGTATGTATGGGCATCCCGGCGCGGTATGTGCGCAAGCGCTACCCGGAAGGCTGGTCTAACATGGCCGGGCAGGAAGGCTCCGGCCGGGGCAACACGATCCGGCTGGATACCCTGCTGGATCAGGAATTTGGGACTTACTGATATGACCGGACGGCTGGATTGCGTATGGTATACCGTCTGGGACAAGAAAACGGGGCAGTTGCTGTGCAGCGGTTCTCCTAGCGACGTTGCAAAGGCGCTAGGGTACAAAACAACCAATTCATTCTTGTCCAGCATCTGCCACAGCAGAAAAGGAAATGCGCGAAAATATGAAGTATTGCGCGAACGATTACCGAAGGAGGATATAACGTGATGGAAACCGAAAAAAGCTTTGATATTTTCCGGCATTTTGCCCCGGCGGGCAATCTGATCGACCCGGAAAAGGCAGCACAGGCGGTGAAGGACAGCGTTGACCGCGGCGCACCGACCCGCGAGATCGCCACCGCAAGCCGGTATCTGATGCTGGCTGCCATGAGCATTTGCAACGACAGCATAAACGCCTTTGAGCACTATCTGGACGCAAGCGAGGACTACCAGCGGGATAACGCGGAGTACATGGTGCTGGATGGGCGCAAGGCTGCCGCACAGATCCAGAGCATCCTCGGCGTTATGTCTGAGCTGGAGGGGCTGGAAGAACATTAAGACTTTTTGGAGGTGGCGCAAAATGGCAAGCAAAAATGGAATGCGTACCCGCGAGCGGATCTGCTATCTGATAGGCAAGTATCAGTGCCGGCTGGAAGATGAACGCATCTCCGACCGGGAGAAAAAGATCTACGCGGACGTTCTGGAAGATCTCCGGCGTCTTTTGGAAACGGCGATGCAGGAAGGGCTGCAGAGCTAACTTTCCTGTTTTACACCAATGGCGGCAGGTGGATAAACAAAAGCCGCTGCCAGCGCAATGCGCAGAACAAAACTATGGAGGTATGTATTATGATTCACGAACGTAAAGGCGGGCATTTCCGCCGCCAGTACAGCGCACAGGCCAAGAAGGCCGGCGAAGCCATGATGAAGGTGATGCGGGACTTTGCAGAGCCGCTCAGCGTGCAGGACGCACGGGATGCGTGCACCTTCTGCCGCAACATTCTGGAAAGCCAGGTGCGCGGATGCCCGTACAATGACGCAGCACTGGAAGCAGAGGAGGATCTGGATGCGGTTGCAAACGCTGATGAACCCGATGCCTAAATCCCCTACCTACGAGGAGACCGCAACCGGCTACGCCATCGCCGCTATGCGCATGGCAGAGCTGCCGCCGGATACCATCCAGCAGGTGGTTACGGAGATGCGCGTTATGATCGACAAGTATTCACTGGGCGAGGCGGCGCAGATCGCTACCTCCAGCCCCTACTGATGGAGGTGGTAAGGTTGGCAACGCCAAAAGCTTCCGGGCGCGGCAGGCCGCAGAAGAGCGCTTCTGCGGCTGTTTGTGCCCCTGACGTCAAGTTCCCCGTTGAAGTGCCAAAAGCCCCGCAGACAGCCCCGCAGGCGGTCTCGGTGCTGATTAAGGCCATCAGCGAGGATGCAATCAAGCTGAAACTGCTTCCCGGTGCCAATGCCGTGCGCGATATGATGGACAAAACCTTTGGCGCTGCCGGCTGGACCATGCGGCGCTATTTTGCCGATGGGCGGCTGTGGTGTCAGGTGGGCGTATACAGCCCGCAGGAGAGGGAGTTCGTCTACAAGGACGCGGGCGGGCTTTCTCTCCCCTGCCGTGACCCGGCTCTGATGCGGGAGGTCACCAGCTTTGTGTCCGCTGCCTCCTTCTGGGGTGTCGGCAGGGACGTGATGGAGCTGGACGACATTGTGCTCAAGAGCACGCAGGTGCCCATCGTCAAAGATGACAAGGGCGTTTGTCGGATGCAGACCAGCCTGAAGGTAGACCGCTTTGCCTACGATGACGCGGGCAGCATCACCATGGTGCAGTTCATCACCGGCGAGGGTAAGAAGATCTTATGGCCAGAGGCGTGATCGGTAAGCTTCCGGTGGTATATGACCCGGTCGCCCGGCGGGTGGTCGTGGAAAACTCTGCGGAGTTCGTGGAAACACAGATCCGGCAGAAGCTGGACGAGCTGGCGCACGGCAAGCCGCTGCATCTGATTTTGTCGGTAGACCTCGAACGCAAAAGCCGTACCCTGCCACAGAATCGCATGATGTGGGCGCTGCTTACCATTATGGCAGACCACTACAACGGCGGGCGCACCGGCGGCGTGACCCCGGAGGATTGCTACACCGAAATGCTGGAGCAGTACGGTGCGGCGTTCGACTACTTGGAGGTGCCGGTGGGCGCGGTGCCCATTTTGCGCAAGTCTTACCGGCTTGTGCACGTTGTGGAGCTGCTGAACGGCAACCGCTGCACGGTGAAGTGCAGTCAGGGCTCCAGCACCTTTACCACGGAGCAGATGGGGCAGCTGATCGACGGAATATTTGACCGGCTTGCGGAAATGGGCGTCAACGACCCCAATGTTACCGCCTACTGGCAGGAGTGGCAGGAGGTGCCAAGGAAATGAAACAGAAACGGTTTAAAAAGCTTCTGATGGCGCAGGGCGTCTGCGCGAACACTGCACGCGGCCTTGTGGAGTACATGAAGGCGCTTCGTCAGTCTATCGAACAGGGCGATAACCTTGTTATGCATGTGGATACCGTGGATGCCGTGACTATGAAATTTAAGCCGGCGAGGGTCTACCCATACGCAGAAACCTACAAGCGGATCTTGGAAGGGCGTGATTTCTTTGTCTGAATCCATTATGCAGACCCGGCGGGAGTGCTACGTCTGCCGGATGAAGTACGGCGTTGAGACTGTTAAGGACTTAGAGGAGCATCATGTGCTCAACGGTCCGCTGCGCCCGGTGGCAGAGCAGTACGGCCTGAAAGTCTATCTCTGCCACCGGCACCACAACGAGCCGGGCTACAGCGCCCACTTTGACCACAAGCTTCGTCTGTATTTGAAAAAGCAGGCACAGCGCAGTTTTGAGGATGTGTATGGTCATCGCCAGTGGATGGCGGTGGTCGGAAAGGATTATTTGAAATGCTCAACGTTGTAGCGATCATGGGCAGGCTTGTCGCGGACCCGGAGCTGCGCACCACCACGCAGGGGCATAGTGTGTGCAGCTTCCGCATAGCGTGCGACCGCAGCTATGTGCAGCAGGGTCAGCAGCGGCAGGCAGATTTTATTGATATCGTGGCATGGAGGCAGCAGGCTGATTTTGTGTCCAAGTACTTCCAAAGGGGCAGCTTGATCGCCGTTGAGGGCAGCTTGCAGACCCGGAATTATCAGGACAAGAACGGCAACAGCCGCACCGCTGTGGAAGTCGTGGCGAATAATATCAGCTTTGCCGGTGCAAAGCGTCAGGACAGCCAGAGCGCGCCCTCCTACGAGCAGCAAACCGTAAGCCATGTGCAGCAGGCAAAAGCTGCACAGAACGCCTCGCAGCCCGCCTACACGCAGGGCAGCATGGATGACTTTGCTGTGATAAGCGATAACGACGATCTGCCGTTTTAGGGGGGGTAAGGCGTGAAAAGTAAAACAAAACCGAAACAGGACAGTTATGTTGTCCTGCAGCGCTGGATGCGCACCGAACTTGGATTGAAGGGCAACGAGCTGACAGTATATGCCATCATCTACGGCTTCTCTCAGGACGGCGAGAGCGTCTATAAAGGCGGGTACGGATACCTTGCAGACTGGACAGGCCTGAGCGAAAACGGTGCCCGGAACATCGTCAAGGAACTTTTGGCACGCGGACTGCTGAAGGAGCTCAAAACAATGGTGGGCGGCATCCTCGTGAACCAGTACGTTGCAGTCCGAAATCCAACCCCGGAAACGGTGCCGGAGGATGGCGCAGACCCCTACAAAAATTGTACCCCTACAAAAAATGTACCCCTACAAAAAGTGTATCCGAACCCCTACAAAAAGTGTATCCAGACCCCTACAAAAAGTGTAGACAGGAAATATATAGGGAAACCTATAGGGAAACCTATCTATCCGCGCGAGGAGCGCGGAACGGATACGATGGATGGATTGGATACCGCACGAGAGGATGTTTTGGAACGATTCCGGGAGCAGCTGGAACTGGACACGCTGGAGCGCCGGTACGAGCCTGAGAAATTGGAGGAACTGCTGGACAACATTGCGGATATGTACTGCTGCCCCGGCGCGATCCAGATTATCGGGCAGTATCCGCAGACTACGCAGTCCATCCGCAAACGGCTGGACAAGCTTACCAGCCAGCACATCGAGTACGTTCTGGATGCCCTGCTCAACAGCACAAAGCCTGTCCACAATATCAGGGGCTACATACGGGCGGTGCTGCTGAACTCTCCCACTACCATGGAGCATTACTATCAGGCAAAGGGCAACAGCATCGCAGCTGGCGGAGGAGGTAGGCGCTGATGCAGGAGATCTGGAACGAGGAGCTCTACCCTCTCCCAAAGAGCAGCCCTTGCCGCAACTGCCCCTGTAAGGCGTGCTCGCCGAATTATTACAAGAAATGCACAACATGGCTTGCGTGGTTTGCCAAAAGCTGGGACAGCATCCAGCAGCAGGCCACAAAAGCCGCAAGAATTTGAGAATGGGGATATCGTCATGAGAACAATGGCAAAAATCGCGATCATCAACCTGAAAGGCGGCGTGGGGAAATCCGTCACCGCCTGCAACCTCGCCTGCCTGCTGGCAGAGATCTGGTCCCGGCGGGTGCTGGTGATGGATCTGGACAAGCAGGGCAACACCACCAAGTTTTTCAACCGCTTTGCTTATGGCCGCAAGACCATGGGCGATGTGCTCACCCTGAACGCCAAAATGCAGGACGTGATCATGCAAACGGACTTTGAGCACGTCGATCTGGCACCCAGCAACATGGAGATGCTGCTGGCCAACAAGAACGTGATGCTGGATGTGCTGCGGCCGCAGTGGGACAGGCTGCGCAAAGCGCTGGACACCATCCACAACGACTACGATTACTGCATTATCGACTGCCCGCCTGACATCGACATGGCTACCGTCAATGCGCTGGCTGCCGCCGACTGGGTGATCATCCCGGTGGATTGCGACGAGTGGGCGATGGACGGCATGGACGAGATCCGCGAGCAGGTGGATGCTATCCGGGAAAACTACAACCCGCAGCTGGAAGTGATGGGCGTGCTGGCAACCAAATACACCCGTGGCAGGTACAGTGTGGACACCATCAACGAAATTGCCAACATGGACTTGCCCGCTTTCCGCAACCCGGATAACAGTATTTTGCGCATCGATTACAGCGTGAAGGTCAAGGAAGCCAAAGCACGGCACTTGCCGGTGCACAAGGTCTGTCGGAACATCAAGACCAGCGCCCAGTATAAGGCACTGGCACAGCTGGTTAAAAAATGCGTGGAGGGCGAGTAACATGTGGCCAAAAGAACTGATTGACCGGAAATCGGCGGTTGATATTGTTTGCAATCTCGAATTGAAAATGCTTCGTGTTCTTAACGAAACGTACAAAGGGGAAGACATCATCTGCGCTTTGGGTGCAGTAAAACGAGAACTTAGAAAGCTCGTGTATTATATTCCAGAAGAATTTTACCCAGAGTGGCGAAATCCCGAAACAGACCCGCCCAAGGTCGAAACCGAAGTGCTGATTTTGTACCGCAACGATATTGACGGATACGGTATTACGACAGCACACTATGAAGACGGGAGCGTTTTTTTGCAAGATAGCGTATGGTATTGGGAAGACCTTCCTGATTGGGGGACATACGACGAGGAGCACGACGATTATCGAATCCCGAAAGGTTGGTGGGAATACCGCCACTTCAATCCGGACGAGGTTTACAATAACAAGATAGACCGCCCTGTTGTGGGCTGGATGCCGCTGCCGCCGAAGGAGATAAAACAATGAGCACTAGATTGTTGAACAGCCTGATGAATGCCCAGAGCCAGACGGCCACCCCGGCGGGGCAGCAGATGCAAGTGGTCATGATTCCGAGCCGGAATATTATCCCGAACCCGGAAAATTTCGAGATCTACACCCTCGGCGATATGGAGAACCTGAGGGACGACATCCAGCAGCACGGCCTCCGGCAGCCGCTGGAAGTCATCCCGGTAGAGGACGAACCGAATCGCTATATGCTGATCAGCGGGCACCGGCGCTGGGCGGCGTGCGGCATCTTGTCAGCGTGTGGCGATTCCCGGTTTGACTCTCTCCCCTGCCTGATCCGGGAAAGCCACGGCAAACTGGATGACCGCATTGCGCTCATCACAGCCAACGCTACCGCCCGCGACCTGACCGACGGTGAGCGTCTGGCGCAGTACGAGGCGCTGAAGGATGCACTGACCAAGAAAAAAGCAGCCGGACAACTGGAAGGCAAGGTGCGTGACGAGGTTTGCCGCATTCTGGGCTTGTCCACCGGTGCTGCTGCCCGGCTGAACGTGATTGCCTCCTGCGAGAATGAGGTCATCAAGGAGCGCTTGAAGGCCGGAGAAATCGGTTTGATGGAAGCGTACCGCAGCGCACAGGATTATGCGCGTTTTATGGGTGCTGCACTGGAAGAACCGGAGCAGAAAGAAGAACCTGCGGAAACGGTACCGAAAACTGCGTACCCAGCATGGGTTCTTGAATGCGCAAAAGAGGTTTGCGCATCAGATTGGGTCAAATCGGCTCGAGAATTTACAGCGAAAGCTCTTATGGATGCAAAAGGCGACCTTTGCGGACAAAGCTTAAAAGATGGGTTTGTTGATTATAGCTACAGCAAAATACGATTCTGGGGCAGCAAAAATGGAGAGTTTACGTTTACATGGGCAAGATTTGTGAAGGCATGCCTGGAAAATGGGATTTACAGTCAAAATCGAGGAAGGTTGTCTTTGGATGCTGCCATTGCTGTGGAAAGCAAAACTGCGGGTGTCCAGACAGTGCGGGTGGAGCAAAACCGTGGGATGGAACTGGAGAATGCTGCAGCCGCACCCGAAAAACCGGAAAATGCAGAAAAAGAGTGTCCTGCAATCTCGAATACCTGCATTCGTGGAAATAACACGCTGCACAAACTGGCGGAGAAAACGCTGGGTGCAAATGCAGCATGGGAACTGGAATGGGAAGATGTGCGTTTCCGGCTTGCGTATTACAAGCAGCCTCTGCCCGGCGGGGCAACGCTGTGGAAGCGGATAGACACCACCAGAGAGGACGCCGGCCAGACCTGTGACGACTACGCCATCATTCTGCAGGACAACAGCTTTTTCACCTGCGGCTGGATAGGTTTCTACTCCGGCATCATGGATATTCTGACGAATTATTTTGAACTAAAATAAATTTTGGGAGGTTGCCGGATGAAGCCACACGAATTTCGTCGTCTGTATGCGATACCCTATGACATTGCCAAACGTCGGCAGCGCATTGAGCGGCTGGAAATCCTGCAGGCAGATGGTCCGCAGGCTGCCTCGGATGTGGTAAAAGCTTCTCACGGCGAGGGCAACAGCTGCGTTCTCGGTCATGTAACAGTGACCGGGACCGCAGATTCCTCCTACAACCAGCGTGCTGCGGAGATCCGGCGGCTGAAAGACATTAACCGTATGCAGGGCAAGCTGTACAACATCGGCGTGCACATGGTGGAGGACTGCGATGACCCGGAGCTTCGGGCAATGCTCTCGGCGATCTGCGTAGAGGGCAAAAAGCCGCAGGACGTTGCCGTGGAGCTTACCGAGCGGGGCTTTGACGTGGATGCGGAATCTATTCGCCGGAGGGTTTACCGGTGGATCCAGAAGAATGTGGGGTGATTTTGTGGGCAACAACCTGCTAACAGATGAAGGATTTAAAAGGCTTGCAAGCGAGCTTGAATCGGGCCTGATTACTTTTGAGCAAGCCCGTGCAGCTGGGTTGGAAGCTGAAATAGGGCGTTACCTAGACGCTGCCAGATATGGAAATGACATTTTTTCGCAAAATTGTTCTGGACAAAAGAACGCTAAAGTGTTTAACCAGTTGCACTACGAGATGGACAAAAGCAATTTCAACGTATGTGATGGATGCTCGAAACTCACTTCGCTTTATGCGGATGACACAATGGTTGAACAAATATGCGAAGACCATACATGCCCTATCTGGATTGAAAATCACCCAGAACGTAAAAATCGAAGAGTTAAAACCATCACGATCGAAGAACTGAAAAAGAAAACAGAAAAAGAAAAAACGCTTGAAAATCCGTGCGCAGGGTGCAAATTCAGGAAATACCATGATTGGGCAGAACCAACGTGGACTGGTTTTTCTCAGCATTACTACGATTGCGAAAAACCGGGTTGCCCGATGTGGAGCCGTCTGTGGTGGAGAAACAACGACGATGGGACAGCCCTTATGGATCAGGAGCCGATAAGGCTAACAAGGAAATTCCAGCACGCAGTATATGAAATTGTTCGATTTCTTAATGAAATTGTTGATTTGCTGTTGAATTGATGGATGGAGGTTGATTTTATGGATTGCGTTTCTTGTAGGGTGCGTTTTCGGTGCCCTTCTAAAGCTGAGCCAAACTCTCTTGCATGTATATTAACGCTGACCACTTACGGACAGAGAGAAGAAAGCTCGTACCAGACACCCGGAACGCCGAAGTTTTGCCCAATTTGCGGGAAACCGTTGCGGGTTATCGGTACTGAACGATTTTGCAACAATGTCCAGTGCGTAAACAGGTACATTCCGATGGAGGGACACAGAAAACTATGAGTGAAAAAGAACGTCAGAGCGCGGCTGATATGAAAGAAGCCCGTGAAAAACTTCTTGAATGTTTTCCCGGCAGCTTTATAAACGAGGTGGACGAGTTTATTGCTCATCCGCGCACAAACCAGTATTTTATCCTGCGGGACTGTAAGACCGTTGAAGCAGTCGAGGCAAAGGTATTGGAATGTCTTTCGCGGGCAGCGTTCAAGTCTCAGCCCTACTCGCAGGAATGGCGAAACCGCTGCCTCCATGAATTTATGCTGGCTGGAATCAATGCGTTTCTGGACACTGATTTCTCGTACGAGGACATGGAGCTGATTTATACCTACATGGGCAGCGGCATCAAGCACGACCTAATGCTTGTCTTTATCGACCACGACATGAGCATGAAGTGGCTAAGAAACCACATTTCAGAAAACTGAAAGCGGAGGGCAAATGGTGAAAGCGCATATTGTCACAAAATGCAAACCGTGCCCGTTCTGCGGAGCAAGAGCGGATGAAATTGAAAGCATCACCGGAATGGACTTAATTGCCTATTCCAACTACAACGGCTGCGGAGCAATCGTCAGTTTTAACAACAAGGACTGCGATGAGCGCGGTGTTTCTCCGATGGTGTATTTCAACCGGAGAGCCGGACAGGAGGACAAAAATGGATAAAAAAGAAAAAGCTGTACGTTTGGTCGATGTCGGAGAGCTGGAAAGCAGCTTGAAAAAAGACCTTGCCGAAGAAGAGGCTAAGGGGAAAAGTGCAGATATTCTTTTTTGCGAAAGCATCGAGGATGAACTGTCAGACCTTGGAAACCTTCCAACCATAGACCCGGAAACCCTGCGGCCTGAATCCGAGTGGGAGCTTAACCCTTACAGATTTTCCTGTGAGCACTTCCGGTGTAAAGAGTGTCACCACATTGATTGCATAGCTGACAATTACTGTGGTAAATGTGGCGCAAGGATGAAAAACGCAGGGGTAAAGCCCGAAGATCTTCCTATTCCTGAACTGGATTGAAAAATGGAGGAAACCTTATGGTTTTGTTTTACTGGCTTGCAGCCACTGTACTTATGGCTTGCCTGAGTATTCCGGTGTGTATGTTTTCCGTGCGATGGGCATGGAAAAGCGGGTGGACAGTGCGGAAGATGCTCATGGTGTTCACACCGGCATCTGTCGTGCTGGGCGGCGTTCTTGGGTACACGATGGCGTGTCTTGTGCTCAAAATGACCGGTTTTGCATGATTGACACAAAATTCACATTGTACCGTTTCTCTGCGTAGCTACGCAAAAGCCGTGTCACAAAATGGTCGGAATGTCACAAAAAGGTCGAAATGTCCGGAATGTCCCATTTTGATGTGGTAAAATTATAGTGCAGACATTGACGGAAACGTGAATGACCTGCATCCTCATGACGAGACCCGGCGGGAAGCATAGCACAGGCTTTTGGAATCTTCCTGTGCTCAATGGATCACCGCGCCGTCCGCTTCAAGATCCAGCGGCGCACACAAAACAAAATCAAACCCGGCGGGTGTCCACAGTGGACACCTTGGAAAGGAGTGCAATCCATGCTTGAGTTTTTCAGCAAACTGTTTTGGTCTATTGCAAAAAGCTGCGCGCTTGCACCTGTGTTCCGGGAAATTTTTCAAATAGCATTCAAAAGTAATTTTGTGCGCATCGTCTGGAGTATCGGTTTTCAGGCGAGCCGCACAAAGCGTGAGCCGAGGGCAGAGATCGGAGGGCGCGGCTGTATGCAAGGGGCGCGGCCTGTTATCCGCGCAGATTAGCAAAAGCTGCTGATACAATTTATCCGAAAATATTTTTACCCGCCTGTTATGCATGATGTGCACCGTGCATTGCAGGCGGGTATTCTTTTACGCTGCGTTAGCTCAACCGGCAGAGCATCCGGCTCATAACCGGGTCGTTGCAGGTTCGATTCCTGCACGCGGCATGATATGTTCCCGTAGCTCAATTGGTAGAGCGCTGGTCTCCAAAACCAGAGGCTGCAGGCTCAGTCCCTGCCGGGAATGCCAGCTGCGTACCCTGTGAGGGGGCTGCGCAGATAGCCGGGCATCTGGCGGCGAAAGTACCGGATGCAGCAGCACTCCACCCGTTTACGTTGTCCGAGAAACTGAATGTATACTGGAAGTGCTGCTTATATTAACGTTTAGCTTGAAATAGCTTTAATTTTTAAATCTGGCTTTTGAAGTTTGGAGCGCGTGTCATGGTTCTGCCAATGGAGAACACCGAAAAGATGATTTTTCCGGGCGTGGGTAAGTATGGAATACCTGAAATCAAACCCGAAACGGATGTCCGCATAGACAGGTTGGAATGGATACCTGTCAACTATGCTATGACAGCAACTGACAAAAAAAGCAAGGGCGTGCACTTTTACAAGGACGATTACCAGTTTGAACGGTTCTGGAACTACCCGGATAAATATATCCCGATTTTGCAACAGTTCGGCGCGGTATGTTCGCCGGATTTTTCTTTGTACAGTGATATGCCGCTTGCGGTGCAGCTTTTTATGCATTACAAAAAGCACTGGCTTGCCGCATACTGGCAGGCGCACGGCATTCACGTTATCCCAACGCTTTGCTGGTGCGGAGAGCAAAGCTATGACTGGTGCTTTGACGGCGAACCCAGAAACGCTATCGTAAGCATTTCGAGCCATGGCACACAGTCTGACCTATACGAAGCAGAATGCTTTGCTAAGCACTGCCGTAAGGCGCTGGAAGTGCTGCAACCGAGCAGTATTTTGTGGTATGGCAAATGCCCTGATGAATTTGACTGGAACGTTACCAAAATAAAACCATTCCAATACGAAAGGAGACATTACCGTGAGTAAACGAGGCTCTGGAAGTTCTACAAGGGCAAGTAGTGGGAAAACTACGCTTGATGAATTTCTTGCAAAGCGCGGTTTAAGTTCACCTATCAGCGACTATATGGATGACAAACTGCGTATCCCTCATGGTTTGACACGCAGACAGACCGAGAAAATGCAAAAAGAAGCCCATGAAGCCGCTGCACAATATTCCGCAAAAAGAGAAGCTGCTATTGCAGAATACAAAGCGGGCGTTGCATCTGGCGCAATCAAAGAAAAAAGCCGTGTTGAAGTTTTGATGGGCAAGGCAAAGGGGCATCCTGACAACCCATCAACGCAGGCCGCACGGCGTGCGTTGGAAAAGCGCGGTTACAACTGGAAAACAGGGCGAAAACTCAAGAAAAAGTAAGGTTTGGAGGGATAAACCGTGATTCTGCCGATGGAAAACA